GTAAAAAACGCACGCAGCGCATCAGACAAAGGCTGCTTCTTACTGCCTTCACCGAAGTCGGCGGTTACGTCGGCGGGGTATTCAGCAAAATCCAAAACCTTGACGACCAAATCCTTGTCGGCAGGTTTCAGACGGCCTGTCTTGACCAAGCCTTCGGCATATTCGACATTCTGCTCATGCGCACCATCGCGCAGGGCAGTATGCTGCTCGTGTTGCAGCTTTTTCAATTCCGCCTTCGATTCGGCGGCCTCCTTCTCGGCAGCTTCGCGGGCGGCCTTTTCGGCTGCAAGCTCTTGTTCCAACGACATAGGGGTCTCCTTGTTTTCATGGTTTTCTGGGGGTGGGGGTGATTCGGTAAATTCGGCAGGCGCATGGGTTTGAGGCACGGCAGCCAATTCTTTAATTGCCTCAATTTGCCAGTCAGGCAGCACTTTATCGGCTTCTTCCAGACCGAAACGGCCGATAAACCAGTCTCTGAAACGGCTTAATAACGAGGCTGTCTGAAGGTGTGCGTCTTCGGCAAACTCGACATAAACTTCGCCCTCGGCAAAACTGATGGCGGACAAACCCTTGACTGCGGGCGGTTGCGCGCCCAAAAAGCCGACATGGCGCAGCGTCCAAATGCCCGGTTTAGGATTGTTCGGACTGGTTGGTGGATAAAAACTCGCCGACACTTTTTTATATCGTCCGGCTTTAACCAAATCCGCAAAGCCCTCATCGACTTGGGCAAAGTCCGCCGTCAGCACGCCGTTTTGCACACCAAGCGACTTGACCCAGCCGTAGGCGGGCGCATCTGCCTTGGGATGCCCGACCACAATAGGGGCCTCATGCACCTTCGGGTCATATGCTTGGGCAGCAGCGGCAAGGTCAGCCTCGGTAATCGTTACCGTATTGCCGTTTGCATCGGTACGCGTCCCTGCGCGAAAAATTTCGTAAGACATAAAAAAGCCTCATCGGATGGATGAGGCTATTGTGGCAAAGGCCGTGCGAAACCGCTTTTAATGCGGCTTAAAGAATAATTGTTCAAAAAGGCGTTAAAATCGCGTTTTTAGCGCGTTTACCCACTGGGATAGGCAAACCCTTATCCGAGCCGACAAATGCGCTAAAAAAGCGGTCAGGACGAATCCTGACCGCTATCTTGATTAAATCGGGTAATCACATAAACAAATCTCCCTGATTTTTTGCCCGCTCCGCCATCCCGACCTCCTTAACGATGCGGTAGATGTGCTGGACGGTCAAATCATATTTGCGGGCAAGCTCCACATGATTCTTGCCGTTAAACTCCTTATAAATCTTCAGGTCTCGCTCGGATACCCGGCCCAAAAGGTTTTTGGGGAAATAAATCAACTGCCCGCCCCAGTTGCTGGTCAGATGATGAGACAGCTTTTTAGATACCTCGACCGCCTGCTGCCGCTCCATCGGCAATACCGACATCAAGCAGGCGACCGCCTGGTCTTCTAAATCTGCCACCAGCTCAGGCACTCTGTTGTCCGCCATTTTCCACCCTCACTTTCCACTTCTTCAAATGCTCGATGACCCGTATCGCGTCATCAGTCCCCAACCATCCATGATAATCTATGCCCGTCATGCGTTTGACAAAACGGGCCAGGCTCAATTCAGACGGGCTCTGCACCGCGCCCAAATGGTGCAGCCCCAACCAAAGCGCGCGTATCTTTTTGACCTGCGCCTCCATCATGCGGTTGGGCATATGCACCGGCAAATCAGGTTTGCCTGATGCCGCCTGCGCTTTTGTGGTAACCACAAAACCCCGCATCTTCATCGCCCGTACGGCAAGCTCCAGCTCTTCGACCGATAACTTGGTACTGCTCGTCTTGCCGCATGACAGGTTGGCGAGCAGCGCGCGGTATTCGCCGTCGTCCATCATCAACTGGGTTTTGGCCACATGGATGAGCCGTATCAACCGCTGTTTTTTCTGAGCACGGGTTTCCATTTCCAGCCCCCTAAGAACCTCAAAAAAGTGAAACAATGTTTCACTTTTTTCAAGAAAATCAATAAATAATGATATTCTATTCGGGATTTTTGCGCAGTGCAACTAAAACGGAAGGACGCAAAAAAGCCCCCATTTGGGGGCTTTTGTTATAAGAATTTAATCACTACCGCCATCGTTGCCGCGACGGCTGATACCAATCCAGTAGCAATCATAATGGGATACCACCGAGCCTCTTGGGCTATTTTGACCGATTCCGCATTTATCTTATGCGCGTCTGCGATGATTTTTGCGATTTCGGCATCCACTTTTCTAAGTTCGGCCTGTTTCATTTCAATATCCAATAAATCTTTCATTTTTTAGGTCCTTTTGGTTTTTCGGGCTTGCTTTGTGCTTCCCGATAAGTTTTATTATACGCGATATTTTCACATAGTCAAGAATTATTTGAGCGTGTTTTGCAGCATGACCCACTTGCGGTGCGGCATCCCGGAGTGATCTTTGGCATCAACCGGAGCAACCCAGTTTTGCACCGTGCGCAACGCCGTGCCGGTCCGTCGTCCGACCTCGGCAAGGGTCAGCCCGTATGTGTCCATCACAAATCTTAAATTTGCAGGAGTGTAGCCTGCTTCGGGATATTTCATTCAACCTCCTTGCAGCCCATCGCCATTGCCTCGGCAAAAACCGACAATTTGATTTTGTATTCCAATACATCTGCCCCTTTTTTAGGAGCGGTCAGTATAGGCTCAGTTCCGCCGGCAATCTGAGCGGCAATACTGTCAATCTCTCTCTGCCTGCGCCGTATCAGTGCCAACAGATTTCCTGTCACCTCATCAGGCATGACTCCTTCGCCACTTTCCCATCGATGCCAAGCCCGCTCTGACACTCCCTCAGGACGTACAGATGTACAGGCAACCGTTTTGGCGGCCTCCAAAACGGTTAAAAACAAAAGACGGCGGTACGCCTCAATGACAGTGTGGTGCATAGATTGACTCCTCCTTATGAGCCATTATATCCGCCGCGACCTATGGCACGCCATCGGTTTATCTCGTCCGCGTACCAAATCATTAACCGTCTGCGCTCGTCTAACAGCATCGCCTTATTATAAACGCCGCGCACACCGCTGATGATATGGGCCAACTGCAATTCGATTGCATCAACTGACCATAGCCCGCTTTCGTGTGCGTGCGTGCTAAAAACCTTGCGGAATCCATGTATCGTCATCTTGTCCCGCCAGCCTGCCTGCGTAATAACGTGCAGGGGGCGGTGGCCGCCGATGCCGCCGAATAAAAGGTCTCCGGCAATTCCGCGCCGTGTTCGCTCAACCAGCCAAGCAGACAACAAATCCACAACTTGAGGCGCGAGTGGGACGACATGTGGCCGCCTCATTTTCATCCGCGCTGCAGGGATCGTCCATGTTGCCGTCGCAAAATCAAATTCAGACAACGCTGCATTAACCGCCTCGCCGCGCCGAACAGCGGTATAGACAATGAGCCAAAAGGCAGTCAGCGCGGCGGCATCGATATTGGTATGGGTATCCACCGCCGCCAAAAATTCGGGCATATCCTGCGGTGGGATAAAGCTAAAGCCCTTGTAAGTATAGGGTTTTAGCGCAATGCCCAGCCCTTCGGCAGGATTGTAGCGGCACCAGCCCTGCACCTTGGCATATCGGTACACCCCTGATACCACTTGCAACAGCCGCCTTGCCTGCGACGGCGCATCTTGCTCGTAGGTTTGGATGCAGCGGATGATTTGCATGGGTGTGATGCGGTGGATACGCTGCTGCCCGATAAACGGATACACATACCGCTCCATTCGGTAGCGGGTGTATTTTTGCATTTCCGGACAGCACTTGGCGAGGCTGACAGACAGGTATTCCTCAGCTGCCGTCTGAAAACGGGGCGGCCGGGACAGCCAATTACTAAACCAGCTCATGGTTGCTCCTTAAGGAGGGGCGGGTCTGCCGTAGGCTCCCCGCCGGTTAGATGGTTTATTGTTCGCGCCAAGCCTGCAGGGCGGCACGGTACTCATCGATGGCTGCTTTTTGCTCATCGGTCATACTGTGTTTGGTGTCGTCCACATAGTAATTGTAGCTGCCTGGCCGGCCGTAGATTTTGCCGTTCCACGGTTTGCCGCCTTCGCGGCTGCTTTTGGCATAATCCACGCCGTGCCGCTCTTCCAAAAAGTCAAAGCAGCCGTTGTATTGGGGTTTTGAGGCTTCTTTTTCAGCGATTTTTTGCCATTGGTGGCGCAGCATCGCCATATCCAGCACATTGCTGGCCGGCTGCTCCAAACGGTAGCCGAGCGGGGCGATTTCTTGGATGATGGCTTCGGCTTTTTCCATCAGTTCGCTTTCAGACTTAGCTTCAAAAGTTTTTTGCCATGCCTTGGGCGGCTCTTTCGTAGCCAACACTCCGGCCAATCCTTCTTTTTCGTCGTGGGTAAAGCAAAAACCTAATGCTTTCAGGGATTCTTTATTTGCCAAGGTTCTGCCGTGTACCACCACGGAAAACAACGGCACCGAGCCCATGCGGTATTTGATAACGGCAACCTGTTCGGCTGCCTCATCGGCTGCTGCTTGCTGTTTTTTGTAGCATTCGGGGCAAACCATGTTTTGCTCGTACCAAGCCAGTTTGCGTTCGCGGTCGGCACTTTTGCCGAAAAGAGATACGCTTCCAGTACCATGACCGCAAGCGTAGGAGTAAGAGTATTTAGCCATTTTGATTCATCCTTTTAGGTTGTTCAGGCTTGCTTTGTGCTTCCTGATGAGTTGTATTATACGCGATATTTTCGCATAGTCAATAACATTTTTAAAATTATTTCACCAAAATAAAAAGGTCGCCTGAATCTCTTCAGACGACCTTTTAAACATCAATGGCTTTAACGGTTAACCGCGTCTTTCAACGCCTTGCCCGGGCGGAATTTTGGCGTTTTACGGGCGGCAATGGTCAACGGCTCGCCGGTCTTAGGATTGCGGCCTTTACGCTCGGCAGATTGGGCGGTGTGGAACGAACCAAAGCCGACCAACGTAACGTCTTTGCCGTCCTTCAGCGTCTGCGTTACCACGCTGACAAACGCATCGACAAATTCCGCCGCATCGCGTTTGTTCAATTCCGCCTCATCGGCGATAGCTTGGATTAATTCAGATTTATTCACTTTTTGACTCCTATTTAGATTTAATGCGGCAGACCGTGCCGCGCGGTTTATTGGATATTGACCAACTCTGTCTCTTTGCCGGTTACTTGACGAACTTCTCGGTTAAGGATAGCCAGACACAAAAGACCTGCACTTTGGGCGATGCTGCCGCCTATTTCATCATCCTTCGGCATCGGTTCGTCCGATGTTAATTTGATAAATAGACCGCCAGGCTGGTCGCTAATAAGGATGTTTACCGTCGCCATTTTCACACCTTCGCCACATCCAAATTCATCAGCTGATACTCCCCATCCTCGCCGCGCTGATACACCCGCACAAACGGCTTGCTGATATGCACCTGCAAACTGTCGGAGAGCGCATCCATCGCCCGTTGCCATTTTTCGTCGGTGATTTGTAGGCGGCGCAGGCCGAGTACGCGGGCGGTGCTGATATTGCCTTCTTTGTCCACCTGAAACGCCGCGTTAATCAGCGTTTTCAATTCCGTGCGGCTGCCTTCCGTCCATTCGTTGATACACTCGTCAATCAGAGCCTTGGCCGCCAATAGCCCCTCGTCGAATACCAGTGTGTCCTGCATGGCGAGGTTGACGCGGTACGCGCCGTCAAAGCTGTGCAGGCTGATATTGCCTTTCTTACCGCCGACATTCACGTCGTATCGGTCGGCACTCAACTGCACAAACGCGGCAATATCGTCCATCGCCGTGCGCTTGAAAGTGATTAAGTCATCCTGCACCGCGCGCGCTTTGGCAGCAATTTCCCGCACCAGCTCGTCTCGCAGCAGGTCGATTTCTTTAATATTGGCCAGCGGCACGAGATTGCCTTTGGCATCCTGTTTGTATTCTTTCATGTCAACGCTATTCATTTTGTTTTACCTTTCTGCCTTTCAGCATTAATCCTTTTACACTCATCCACCGACCGGTGGCGTGGCCCGTGTATCCAATCCCTGCTCATGCAAGGAGAGCTTTCCAGCAGGCTGAGTGTTTGTTTGAGTTTGGCGGCCTGCGCCTTGCCG